TGTTGTATGTTTCTTCTTCTTGTCCGAACTTGTAACCATAGTTCTGTGACTCTAAACCAGTTGTTTCTCTGATCAGAGAAGATGTAACTAGTGAACCGTGCATAGCACTGAATAATGAACCACCGAACATACCTGCTACACCAGCCATATGGAATGGGTGCATTAGGATGTTATGTTCTGCTTGGAATACAAACATGAAGTTGAATGTTCCAGAAATTCCTAGAGGCATACCGTCTGAGAATGAACCCTGACCGAATGGGTATACTAAGAATACAGCAAATGCTGCAGATACTGGTGCGGAATATGCTACGCAAATCCAAGGACGCATACCTAAACGGTATGATAATTCCCACTGTCTGCCCATGTAAGCAGAGATTCCGATTAGGAAGTGGAAGATTACTAACTGGTATGGACCTCCATTGTACAACCACTCATCTACAGTAGCTGCTTCCCAGATTGGGTAGAAGTGTAAACCAATTGCGTTTGATGATGGTACAACTGCACCTGAGATGATGTTGTTACCATATAAGAATGA